TAGCCTGTTTAACAGCTTCTATTCTTGAAGCCATGCTACCAGACGTATCTATCGCATAAACAACGTCAAAGCCGCTTGAAGGGAATGCGTGGCATATGCCTGATCCAAATACTGAATCAATACAACCATCACAATCATTATCAATTCCATCGCAAGCAAATGTTCCAGCTTCTGAACGTGGAGAGATTGCTCCAATGCATTCATCCCAATAACCTTCATAACAAACTTGAACGCCTCGTTCACATGGAGGATTTAATATTTCTGTAGCTGCTATATCTCTATCATAGCACCAACGAGATACCGGACCACGACTATCTCCATCAATTGTTCCATCACAATCATTATCTAAATTATCACAAATTTCTGGAACACAATTAATGCGAGTGCAATGTCCTATAATGCAACCAAAGCCTGACTCTGGATATCCACACTCACCATCAAATTCACAAACGTCACCGGTTGAATCAGATGGTCTACATACTCCAAAACGACATTCTTCTGTATATGGATCACAAGCGGGCGTATTGCCACAAAGACACGTATCTTCTATACAGCGATCTGTTATAAAGCTTGGGCATGAATAGCCACAAGCACCACAGTTATTAATATCGTCTTGTATACCGGCATCAGAAGCACAAATAGAAACGCCAGCATCCGGTATGCCAGCATCAATAACGTCAGTTGTTCTCTCGGTACAACCAACAAATAAAACCGCTAAAAATAATAAAACCTGTCTCATAGGCATTAGAATGAGACAGGTCTTCAAGAATTTATAAGTTCTATTATTACTTTTTCGTTCGCTTCTGTGCAGTTGTAATATGACGATACATATCCATTACAGCCCACTTAGCGGTGTGAACATATCTGCGACGACTATGATAATAAGGGAATGCCTTATCAATACCACCATTGGACATTGCCCCAAGAACTTCATCAATAGTTTCCTTAAGACGGACAAGATCCGGTCCAATCTCAAGCATCTGCTCCATAATACGGGCAGTCTTTTGTGCCTTGCGTTCTGCTGCAAGCTCCTTACGCTTTGTCCAAGCCTCTGAACGTTCCTGCCGAACACGCAGCTTATCTTCATCAGAAAGAGCCTTAAACTCGTCTCTACGCTGCTTATCAAGCTTCCTGCGTCGTTCCTTGTTATGGATATCACGGGCTTCCATAATAGCCTTATGCGAGTTAGAACTCTTGTCGTGCCAACCGTAACCAACCTCATTTGAGGGGCGAGCGGTATTATAGAGGGACCAAACAGTCCTGTCAGTATACCAATTCTGACCACCATCTACTGAAAGAGAAATTTCATATGTCGGGGACCATGCGCCTTCGTTAAGCTTTGCATTCCACTTGAATTGATATTGTGCATTAGAACCAAAAGAGGTAATGGTATTCTGCTGTTCCGAGAAAACATGGAACCCGGTGCTATTATCCAAACTGTGATGCGGACGTTTAATATTGCTCATATATTCACAATAACATACCAAACAAAAGAATTAAACAAATATTTTTGGCTTATTTTATAAGGGTTTTAAGAACTCTGCTTTAATAAGCAACAATCGTTCATCTAACAAACAAGGAATATAGTTTCCATCCGGAACATACTGTCCTTTGACGGTTTTACTAAACGTTTCTAAGTCTTTTCCTCTAATGCTTTCATCAAGCTGTAAAACAACAGAGTTAGGTTCAAGGAAAGAATATTCTTCTATGTCTGGCTGATTTTCTCTAACGTTAATACCGGACTTTTCATCATAACAGATACTTGCCCATTGTCCTTTTTCTGTTTTCTTAACAAGAAAACCGTATGGAGCAGGAACATCAAAAGGATGATATCTGTTCGCACGTCTGATTTTAAAGAGGTTGCCCATCAGGTCTAAATAATATTAGCAAATTAAAAAACGGTTGTATACAAATAGAAAAAGGACCGACATTTCTGCCGGTCCCTCTTCAGATTATCCTACGTTATTTTCAGATAAGGTTGAGATCAAGGACTGTAACTGTTCCGTAGAAGTCGTTACGAACCATTCTCTTGCCGTATCTTGTCATTACGCCCTTACGTGGTGTGAAATCGTCTTGAGCGTAGATGACTGGTGTGAGGATTAGTGGAACGTATGGAGCGTAGATATAACCGCTCTCAAGGAAGGTATTGCCCTTAAGACCGACGAGGATCTTGTTAGCTGGGAAATATGGATCCTTGTATACGGTGTATCTGTTGTTGAGTGTACCAACAGCTTCTGCGCCTACGGTCATGCTGTCACGGACTTGACCATCGGAGTCAAGGCGGTAAGCTGGCTTGTAGGTTACAAGGTGCTCAAGGATTGTGCAAACGTCTGGTGATGTGACGAGGAAGTTTGCGGAACCACGAAGAGTCTTCTTGTAGATGGTGTTTGCAACGTCAGAGATTGTCTCAATGAGGGTTTGGTACCACTCTTGGATATTGACGAATGCCATTGGACCTGGGGAGAGTGTGGAGCTTTGAAGAGCTTCTGCACCTGTGAGCTTGTTGACGATCTTGCCTGGAGCACGGGACCAGTAAAGGTTTGCTGCGCCAGCTTGTGTAAGAAGGTCGTTAAGGATTTCACGGTCGATCTCGAGGGTGATCATCTCAGAGAGGATGTTTGTAAGTTCAACTTCGATATCGATTGAGTAGAAGGCTGTAAGGTCTTGAGCCATTTCTGGGGACCAGCGAGCACGAAGCTTACGGGTTGTTGCAGTTACTGAGGTTGATTCGATACGGATATCAACTTCTGGGATAACTGGAGATGCTGGGTTGACGCCGAAATCAGACTCAAAGGATGGGATTGTGAGGGATGCGCCATCGGAGTTGACTGATTGTGAGTCAGCGATTGCTGCGGAGCCGGATACCCATGCGCCTACTGTTGGAACTGCGCCTGTGTTGTTGATACGAAGTACGAACAATACGTGGGAGCCGTTAAGTGGGTCTGGTGTGAATACGGAGCCGTTCCAGTTACCACGGCGATTGAGCTTACGAAGGTTGAGTACGCCTGTACCGCCTTGGTATTGTTCGCCCCATGCCGCAGTTCCGCCGCCGTTACCTGAACCAAAAGCTGTGATTGCGACTTGATCAAGGTTTGTAAGGTCGGCGCCGCCAATGTTTGAAGATATTGATGATGCGCTCATGAACATGAAGCAGTAATCAAGGACGCCGTCTGTAAGGTCGTTCTCAACTTTGCCGTCGTAGTTAACATAACGAGCGTTGAAACCAACGAACTCTGCTGCTGTTGCTACGGTGTCTGCTGCTGTCCAGGTTGTTCCTGCTGCACCCCATGCGCCTACGTCTGCATTTGAAGCAGAGAGGAGGATGGAGCTCTTGTGAACCTTGGAGTAACCTGTGCCAACGAGATCGTATAGACCACCTGTTGCAAGGGATCCGGAACGGACGCCTGCGCCACGTGGGTTATTGTATACTGATTGACCATCTGTGTATGTAGATGCTGTTGCGCCAGAGGAGAGGTTAACGCCTGCATTGCCACCGACGTTATTGCCGTAGGTGTAATCGAGGTAGAATAGAAGACCGGCTGGAAGGCTCATTGGTTGAACGGAGACGATCTCGTTAGCAATAAGACCAGCGAATACTCTACGGACGATTGGGAATGCAACGTTTGTGAAACCAACTACTTGACCAGAGGAAGCGAGATTGCCGCCGCCTGTGGAAAGTGAGTTTGCGGTTTCTTTAAGAAGCTCTGCTGCTTGGTTTTCAAGTAGACGAGCCATATTGTCCTTGGCAACTCCCTTAAGACCTTCTAGAAGGCCGGTTGCTTGCCACTTCTTCATAAGACGTGGAGCGTCTGCACCGAGGGAACGACGGTGAACGCCTTCAGCTAACTGTGATAATGTAAAAGACTTCATTTTATATACTCCTGTATAGTTTTGTTTGTTTTAATTCGGCTTTTTAATCAACCATTTTTCTTGATGTTAGCTAGGATCTGCCATTTCTCAAATGTTCCGATTACTGGACCTGCGGAACCATCTGTAGATGCAGCTCTTGTTACGCTCTCATTGAGACGTGCGCTGCCAGCAGTCGTTGGCTTTGATGCCGAACCAACTACAGGAGCAGTTTGCGCTGCTGCTGCTTCATCAAGCTTTTTAACAATCTTTGTGTAGATTTCCTTGGCTTCTGTGATTGTGGAAGCACGATCAAGGTGTTCTACGATTTGTTGCTTAACCTTGCGGCTAAGATCTTCTCTCACAAGGAACTTGTTTAGATATACAAGCTTGGAGAGGAAAAGGTTTGTTTCTGCCATTTCCTTTTTAAGTGTGGCAGCTTCTGCACGCTTTGCTTCTGCAAGACGACGTGCCTTAACTGTGGCGGTACGGGCTTCAAGGAGAGCCTTACGTACACGACGAGATTCCATCATTGGTGCAGCTTCTTCTTCTACGCCTTCTTCATCAGCAAGAAGCATTTCTTCTTCTTCAGCGCCCATTTCTTCGTCGCCTTCTTCAGAAGACATATCAAGGTCAACTACTTCTTCTTCGCCGCCTTCTTCTTCTTCGCCTTCTTCTTCGCCAGAGAACATAAGATCAACAGCGAGGTCTTCGTCAGCAAGTTGTTCTTCAACTTCGTCTGGAAGTTCAACGGAAAGAACCATATCTTCTTCCATGCCTTCTGCTTGTTCACGAAGCTTTGCTACTGCCTTACGGAGAGCTGCTTCATTGATCTCAAAGTATCCAGAATCCTCAACAGCGGCTGGGACTTCGCCAGCTTCTGGTTCTGCGAATGCGTTTTCGTCCTTAAGAGCTGCCATTACTTCTTCCATAAGAGCTTCTTCCCATGCGCCTTCTTCTGCGTCATCGGAGATTGCGTCTGCATCTACTGAACCTGCGGCTGCTTTAACTTCAACAGTTTTGCTGCCACCAGAGAATAGATCAGCTTGAACGCCGTCAACGCCTTGTGCGTGAGCGGTTGCTGCTTTGTGAACTGGAAGACCGGTGTTGCCGGTGCTTTGGCTATCTTGTGCAAGACGTTCTGCGTCTGCGCTTTCAAAAAGTTTTGCTGCGAATTCTTTAAGAGTTGTCATAGTTGTGTCCTTGTCCTTTTGCTTGTTATAACTATTGTTCAAATTTGCTTCTTTCAAATGTAAGAACAAAAATTCTAATCTATTTTCGTTCAATTGTGCTTGTTTTGGTGTTATTACCTTGTTCGCAGCAAGATTATCAAGCTGCTCTAATAATGAAAAAAGCTTAGTTTTGTAGGCGTCTTGTGTAAGAGCCGAAACTTTTGTAGAATACATACGATCAATCTTAACTGCCATTTCAGCAAGTTGACGTTCAAATTGTTTTGCAGTTTTTGCTTCTGCAATTGGCGCTGGTGCTACTGCTGCTGCTTCTTCTTCTGCTGCTGCGCCTGCTGTTTCTGGAGCTGGTGGAGGTCCAGCTTCTACTGGTGCAGGAGCGGCTTCAGCAGCAGGAGGCTCAACAGGCTCAGTTGCAGCAGGCATTTCTGCTGCTGGCTCGGCTGCTGGTTCTGCTGGTGGAGTAGCTGTTGCAACTTCCATAGAAGAAGCTTGTGACATATCAGTTGGATTAACGATGTCTGCAACTCCTTCGGAGGCAAACAAATCATCAAAGCTTAAAGTGATTTTTCCATCCATGCCAGTTGGCATTGGTACATTTACTACATCAGAACCACCAGCAGGAGATATAGGCATTTCTGGCGCTACAGTTGTTTCTTCTGTGGCGGCAGGGGCAACAGGTTCAACTGCTGTTTGCATATTTGCAGCAGCATCTGGAGCAACCGTAGCCATATCTGTTTCTTCCTGTTCTAGTAGGAATGAATTCGCAGATTCTTTTGCAATCATTTGCTTGATGTAAGGGGATATCTTTTCAAGAATAGTATTACGAGCATCTTGCTCGGCTATCTCACGAATTTTTGCTGCATCTGCTAGTGCTTCTTTATATAAATCACTCATTGTTTTAATCCTTATCAACTTTAAATATATTTCGCAGAACTTATAACTTCCGATTCTTAAAGTTTTCTAATGCAAGATATTGTTATTATCAGGTGCCGTCAGTTGGAGTAGAGGTACCTTTTGACAAGCTGCCAATTTTTTGTCTTGAAATAACGGCTGCTGTGCTGCTTGGAGAAGCAAGTCCATTACCTGTGAATGCTCCGCCAGAACCTCTAGCTCTCTCTGTTGCTTCAACGCCGGAAGCTGGAATATCTGCTGGATTTTGTCCTTCTGGTGGGGAAGCAATGTTTGGAGCATATGGAGAGCCTGGAAGACCACCGCCACCGACTACAACGTCAGCAAGATTTGGAGCACCAGTATAATTTAAATCAACTGTTCCAAATGTATGTCCTTCATCATTAACAACAGCGTTTGTAACAATATTCATATATTGTTCTGTTGCTACTTCATCTGTTAAAACACCAGAATAAACAGGAGAACCTGGATATGATCTTTGCAATACGGCGATATCTGATCTTCCTGTACCGCCTGTCATTCTATCTGCCGGTGGTTGAACCATTATTTGTTTACGTGCTGGCATAATTAAAATCCTTTACTAACAACTAAATATGTTGCAAATATAACTAGTTGCTAAGAATGGATTATTTATTGTATTTTCCGAATGCAAGTTTTGCCCAATGAGATACGTCGCCCGATGGAGCAATCGCTTGCAATTCCTGTGGAGCAACCTTTTCTTGAGCACCTTGCATACCAGCAGCAGCCATTGCACCATACCCGCCGCCTCTAGAAGTATCTTGCGCCATTTGTTGTGGAAGAGTATGCATTGCTGTATCTGCTAAAATTGCTGCATATGCATTTGCCATCTTGTTGTCGCCTTTACTCATTTGAGCAGACGTGGCTTCAACTAGTTTTTTCATATTTTGATTCATTGGAGCAGATGGAATGCTCTCAGAGATGTTTTCATTTCCAAAACCATCTTGTTCATATCCTGCCATACGAGCAGCAGCAGCACGAGCACGTGCAACATCAACCGGATTTTTCTTTTCAATAATATCTCGGGCGGCAGATCTTATGGAAGAATTTGGATTAACATTTTCTGCCATAACATTAGCTACTTCATTGAATGCACCTTCAGTTATAAGTTCACGGATGCATTCTTTGATTAGTCCCTTAAAATCATTCTTTGTCATTTTCATACACGACCCTTTTTAATCCCAAGAATGTCGTTTGCAATACGATCTAGACGATCACTCTTTGAGAAGATTCTATTAAGAATACGTGGATCTACTTCTTTTGCCTCACGCATCATGTATGCGCCCGGTGTAGAAGGTTCAGAAACTAAGTCCCAGCAAATAAGATGAAGGTCGTCTTGAACGATATCTGCATCTCCACGGCTTCTTACAGAGCCAAGAGCACGAGATGAAATACCAATCTTAACATTGCTTTCAATAAGATTGCGAGCGATATTGCCCATTGGAGTTGGAAGGATTTCAATCTTTCCAAAGATAACTTCATCATCTGCCCAGATATCTGTAATAAGATGGGAAACGTTCTTTAGATTGACAACAGGATCGTCAGCATGGTCTAGTTCACCCATAGCACGACGTTCCATAACAACTTTCTTATAGTTCTCTACTTCCTTGAAGAGAATATCTTTTGGATAGATACGTCCGTTTTGATTGAGAGTATCTGCACGTTGAATAACACCTTTTACGAAAAGCTTTCCTGGCTTTCCATCAGATGCATCTTCTTTGATTATTTCGTAGTTAAATTCTTTGAATTCTTTTAGGAGCTTCATGATTTGCTCTCCATTTCTTCTTTTAGTTTTGCGACTGACATATAGAATGTAATCGTTTCATCTGTCACATTATTCAAATCACTACTTTCAAGCAAAGAAACAATCTCTCCTAATTTGCTTTTAAGAATTCTATCTAAACCTTCAGTCATAACTGGTGATTTTAATGATTTCAAGGTGGTTGCTTTTAATCCTTCAAGCAATCCAATCAAACGATCTTTGTTTTCTTTATTGTCGTGACTTAACATATAAAGACCAACAATTTCTTTTTGTGACTCGTTTAATAGCCCATTGTATTTGGCATTAAACTTTTCTGTCATCAATTTCACAACAAGACTGTTGACTTCTGATGTTGTTACTCCAGACGCATCAATTTCAGGTTTTGTTTTGACAGTTAAAATGTGCTCTAAAATCATCTCTTCAAGTTGAGCCATTTCAGATATGGAACCTTTAAAACCAGTTCCTCTCCAAGCATTCATTAATACCTGGACAGAGGCAAACGTTTTATAATCTGGGATTGAACGATCAAAGAATGATTTGTCTCCCAAGACAGAACTTATTTCGTTAATAAGAACAGCCTTTTCTTCATCCAATTTTTGTTGGGATTGTTTCTTACATACCGCTTTTGCTTTTTCAAGCATTGAGAAGGCAATTTCTTTTGATTTAAGATTGCTTTCATGTAATGCATTAAAAACTTGCAATTCGGTGTATGTTGCCGATTTTGGATGAACGTGTTTTTCCCAAAGCTTACGAGCCTTGACGATATCATCGTGACGTTCATCAATGAACGCTTCTGCGATATAACGTGAAAAGAATTCGCTAATCAAACCAATATTACGTTTTTTGTTATGTTTAAATTCCATCTCAAATTACCCATTCTCTTTATAGGTCAATTCCTGATATAAATAGGGAAGAACTATGGCAAAAATCAAATCATTCTAAATTGCTTAAATCTAAATCGTCGTTTTCTTCAGACTTTTTATTTTTGTCCGTGTTTTCTATTAATATATCGTCACCAATCATATCCATCTCAAAAAGAGGTTCATCTCTTAAATCATCCAACTTGACTTCATTTTCTGTTAGAATCTTACGGTTTTTACGTCCACCGTTTCTTGCAAAATGATCATCAAGCTTTGTCATTAGATACTTCATATCTCTAGAGACAACTGGAGGTGGCTTGTATTCTAGTTCAATATCCGACGACTTTGTATCCTCAGACAAAGAGAATTGGCTTTTAAGATTTAGTGTCTCTTTATCATTGATATCGGTCATATATTTGTTATTGCCAGATAGCATATCTTTGAAATCTGGCATTGAAAGATTGCTTCTTCCAGCCATTCCAACACGGCGGCGGTCATTATGACGAGCTGACGACAAGAATGGGGTTGCTTTGATTGGTAATCCGCCTGCTGCATCTGGGGAAGCTGAAGGTTGTCCAGCAACAGAAACGCCGCTTGTAGCTACTGCTTGCATATCTGCTGTAATGTTAGTTGGCTGAACAGAAGTATTTGCACTTCCTCCAATTGGTTCCCCAAGAGGAGCATTCTTCTTAACATCTGCACCAGGCATTACGTAGTTACTTGGATCAAATGGATCTGTTGTAGTATTCTTCTGTGGAAGATTTTCTTTAACTGCAACAGCTTCAATCTCAACTTCACGGATCTTATCTCTACGTATACCAGCCTCAATCTTGATAATGTCATCATCAGTAAGATCAAGAATCTTCTTCTGAATCCAATCTTGATCAACAAGCTTTGTTTCTTTAGCTTTGCCAGCAATATCAAACTTAGTAGACATTGCTTCAAGCTTTTGTTGCATTGCTACAGTAGAAGGATTGCTTAGTTTAAGCTCAAATGAAATAAGATCATCACCATCAAATCCTTTTGAATAGAGATGGATCATCGCCATCTTATTGAGTTCGCTTAGAATAACTCTCTGAAGAACAGAAATTGTTCTTGAGAAACGAACGTCCTGCTGGGCAAGAGATGCCTTGGCAGAAAGGTTTTCGTCAAAGTTCAAATAAGGCTTTGGAACTTGAATGGCAGCAAATAACTTCTGTTGAAGATATTTTACGTCGTCAACTGCTGTAGCGTTTTGACCACCAGCAAGAGTTTCAATCTTTGTTCCAGTTTGACCACCACGAACAGGAATGAAATAATCTTCATCAATGCTTAATGGATTATATCTCTGATCCATTCTGCCAGATGTTCTATCTACTACGTCACGTGAGCGCATGGTTTGCTTAACAGCTTCCATATATGAAGGAACGTCATTTGGAGCTACGTTACCAACGTCAATGTAGAAAACACGGCGCTCTGGAGAACGAACAACACGATAGACCAACATACTGTCTTCCATCATGATTAACTGACGCCAAATTCTTCTGGCTGGTTCCAATATTGATGTTCCGTATGGCAAGAACAAGTCATTACCAAGAACACGCATATGGGTTATCTGCCAGTTCTCAAGGTATCTATTACCTCTTGTAAGCCATTTGAAACGAACGGCATATGGGTCATGCTGGTCAAAGCCTTCCTCACGCTCTAACTCGTTTACAGGGATTGGTTGAACGTTAACAATGCCAATATCTGGGATTACTTCGTTATAAAGGAAGAAATCTCCATATTTGACTAAGTTACGGATCCAGGGACGAAGATTGAAGTCTATGTTAAGAATATCATAGAAAAGTTCTTCAAGTGCCTTCTTGACTTCTGGGTTCTTGGAATAGAGATGGAAGGCTTTACCCTTTTCATCACCGGCTGCTGTTTCATCAGCAAATATATTTAAAGCAGCAGCAATCTCTGGCTGATATTCCATTTCTGCGAATTCAGCATAACGAGCCATACGGTCAAGAATACCATAGGCACCTAGAACAGAGAAAGGGGAACTTTCACGACCAAACGGGAATGGACCACGATAACCTAAGTTACCACGGACCAGTTGATTGTCGTAATAGCTTTTATAATCGTATCCTTTGACACGACGTTGAATTGCGGGTCCAGACCGGAATAATTTGGTTAGTCTGGAAAAAAATGGATCATTTCGATTGGCCAATGTGATTTACCTCTTCGTGAATGTAATTATTGAGTGAAAATGAGTGGAGTGTCCAAAGTGAATAAAAAGTCAAATTTAGAAAAGTTACTAAAAGAACTTTTTGAAAACGAAAAAGAAATACTTGATCAAAATCCAGATCCAGAAATTGTAAATGCTGGGCAGCCAGAGGTTGTTTCCTCAATATCAGATGATGATATGTCTGCATGGTTGGCTGCTACATATGGTGGAAATTCTGAAAGCTCTAATGGGCTTAATGAAGAAGTAACAGAAGAAACGTTTGAAAACATTGAAGAAAATTCTGGCACTCAAGGTGTTTCAGTTAAAATATAAGGCATATATGAAATATATTAACGAGGCAGTTGAAGATCTTCCAAGCGATCAAATACTTGGATATGTATGTGAGTTGGCTGTTGAAAACGCCGTAGTCAATAATCCAACTCCAATTGTTTTATCCGAGCGTTCAATAATAAGCTTTTTTGAAGCTCGTCATAAAATAATACTTAAAAAGTTACTTAAGTCAACAAAAAATTACATATTAAACGTTGGTAAGTTTTATAATCAAGCAATAGCTGCAACAAATACTGCATTTCAATATGAAATTGCCGTATGTGAAAACAATCTAATTGTCAAAAAGCCAATACGTGAGATTGTTGGAAATAAGCTTTTATCTTCAGCGGCAGGAAGCACAAGCCCATATGACGTTGTAACTGAGACAGCTTATTTGCACGTCAAATTGAATCAATCATCAGTTGGCGAACGTTTAATTGGTTTTCAAGGAAACGTTAGTGACCTCTCAAAACACACAGTAGAACAATTAAGAGACATTAAGGGAACCGTTTTCGGAAATAGCTACAATTCAAAGTTAAACGCTATATTCCGCAAAGGTGGCGTAGGATATGCTGAAATCAAGAATAGCATTATCAACGAACTTAAAAAAGATATGGTTCGTGAAACGCCTGATATATTGAATCAAATGTCTGACATTTTGCTAAATGAAACTGTAACCGAAGGCAAATTACTTAAACCTGGTGATGCCGTAAGAAAAGTTCAACAACCCTACGTTTATCATTCTTCTTTAAAGACAAATAAAAAGGTTTATGACTTTGAAGTTGATTGGAGCGTATGGTGGCCTTTTATTAAGGAAAGTTATAAAAACGCTTTCAAAAAACACTTCAACAAAATTGTTGATGCAAAATCTGACCAAGTAATGTTGTTAAACGACATTAAAGCTAAAATAGTAGGAGAGCCAACTTCTTCTGGTAAAGGAAGAGTGGTATTGTTCTTAAACTATGAAGGTGGATTAGATAACCTAAAACTAGTGATTAACAAATATCAGGTTCAAAGTTGCGGAGATGTAAACATTGGCGATATTAAGCTTGACTGGATTAACGACAAAAGCAAGCAACCATATGGATTGATCTGGATTAAAAACGAAGATTTTAATCAAGCTTCAAAAGATAATGTTTTGTATTACATAGAAATAAGAACAGACGGAGAAGGTCATCCACCACAACTCAAAATTGGTGGAGCACTTAAAAGCGATAAGTTCATGAACGTGTTCATATACAAAGCTACTGAGAAGAACGAAAAAGCTGCTCCAATAGTCGTTAACAGCAACAAGAGTTTATTGGAAAATCTTCTCAATATGCTTTTTGTCTGAGACTGTCAAATATAGCGGGACCATAGAGTTTAACTTGCTCTGGCAATCCCGCTATAAATGCTTCCATATCACCTTTAGCCAATGCCTTACGCATGACTGTTCCAGAAATGCCACCAGTCTCTCCACGATTAATCATCTTAATTGTAAATTGATCGTTTTCCATAAGACGTGGCCAATATTTTATTTGTTTTTCTTCGCCATAGTTGTTAACAGCATCTTCTGGATCTGAATATATGAAATAGCTGTTATAGTTGCTTGTATCGGCATTGGCATCAATAAGAAGCTCGTATATGGAACGAACAGGTGTCTTGGCATAAACAACATCTACATTGCCTAGATTCTTTATGGCTGGCTCCAGATATTCATTCCATATTGGCTGCATCTGTGCCCATGTGAGAGGTAGTTCACCTTGACGCTTTCTGTCACCAATAGAAACAAAAAGTTTAACTTCATCACATTCACTTGAGGCTTTTTGAACTAAATTGTAGTGACCAGCGGTGAAAGGTTTGAATCCACCAGCAATAAGACCGATTGTTTTACGAGCACTTTTCATGTATAACCTTCTCTAATTGGTAGGGTTCCACAAACTATTTATGGATAATGTATGAGTAAATATAATGATATACCGGATAAGATATGGGAAGCCATTAATTATGTTATGCAATATGCCAACGAGTCAGAGGATTGGTTGGCAGTTAAAAAAGAAATATTGTGGTTATTAACAAATGAATATCGGCACTATTTCTCTCGGAGACATTATTCAACAAAGAAACATTCCCTAAATGATTTTGAAAAAATCGTGATTGAGTATTGGAAGAGTGAGACGGGCAAAGAGTTAAAAATATCTGATAACTTTATACACAATCCTGAATGGGTAAGACATAGACGTGGTTGGGGTCTTAAGAAATACAATAAAGAGAGACAGAAGAATGCACTCAAAAGAAAAAATAAAGAAAATCCGTGAAAGAGCTGAAATAAGATCTTATATCTATGCGACAGTAAAAGAACATAGAATAAAACAAAGTCTTATTAGCGAATCAGCGGAATTTTGGGATAGTTCATTTGCAAAAATGTTTGGACTTAATTCCTTGCGTAATGCAGCCCAGATGGCAGTTCGTGGTGTTAAAAACACAATGACAACAATTGGCGGCGAAACACGTGTTTTGCTTAAGAGTTTGGCGGCGTCTATAATACCAGGAATAACCTCAGATAAATCAATATCTGAAATGGCAAAAGAAGAAAGAGAAAAGGTCAAAGAGCGTATATCAGAGACTGATGCAAAATATGCTGACGTAATTCAAAAAGTAGACAATGCATTTAAATTGCCGGACGCCCAAATGGCTTTATTCTTAGCAAATCCAGGTGCATATATTGGTGCTCACGTTGTAGCTGATACTGCATATCTAGTTCGTGATGTTGTCACAGCACTTCTTCCGGAAACCGAACAAGAAAAACAACAACGTGAAGATCAAACGTTTGCTGCAAGAATAAAAAGTGCTTTAGGAATTCCAAGCGCAGAAGAACTTGAAAGACAAAGACAAGAATCCATGGAACTTGCAAGACAAGGACAAGCTGAACTCGCCGCTGAAAGAAATGCAAATGTTCAGAATCTGCAACGTATATTGAATACTCGGGATGCAGAGCTTCAGAGACAAATATTAAGCTCAGTATCAAAGTCTGCTGCCCCAGTACCAGCGCCACAAACTACAATAAGAGAACAATATCAACAGCAATTACAGCAAGCTAGACAGTTGCCATATATTGATTTGAATAACCTGACTCCACAACAAAAAGCAGCCGTGCTAGCGGTTGTTAATCAACAAACTAAAGAGATTGTAGATCGTATTAAAAATCCTCAAACCATAGCTGCAATTAATAACTCCGAACACGTCAAAAATGGACAAGTTATATTGGTTCAAACTTTAACCGAAGATGCGAAGAATAAAATCAACTCTGTCAACTGGGAAGATTTGAAGAACAAGATTGATTGGGCTGCTTATTTTAAGCAGAGCAATATTACAGACTCTAAACAACAAGAAGAACAGAAAAAACAAATATTGAATGGCGCAACTCAAGAAGCAAAAAATATACAAAATCAATTAATTGCGATTGTTAAAGATGCATATAAAAAAGAAGCGGTTAACAAGCTTAATGCAATTAAATCACAGAATAACCCACCTCCTGCTCCAGAGTTGATATCTTTGATTAACAAAACTTTAGGTGATCTTGAAAAAGTAGCACCAACTCCAAAACAAAACTGACTCAAAACTATAAAAGTTAATCATCCAAATAAATAAGATGCTGTTATCCTCTTTCAAAAAAGGAGTGATAATATAATGGCATTAGATGGAGCTGAACGTCAACCCGATGAACTTGGTGCTCTTACAGCACTTGTAAGTGAATTCGTTGATAGACTTAAGTCAATTGAGAATGAGATAGATACTCTCAAACAAGATCAGAAAGAGCTTGTAGAAGAGTATAGTGATCGCCTTGATGTAAAAACTCTTCAGGCGGCTATGAGAACAGTTAAGATTAAAAAGAAGGTCGGGTATAAAGATACCTTTGACACCTTCGTTGATATTTTGGAAGAGAAAGAAAATATATGAGTACAGCTAAAGCAGTAAATAAGCAACCTCAGTTACCAGTTATTCTTTATGAGGAACCTTCTGGTAAGAATGACAAAGGCATTTCAATGCCATATATTGAAGTTCAAAAAGAAGGTCAAATGCCTCCAATGCTTTTTATTTTTGAATACAAGCACACCGGAGAAACAGAGCCAGATGACCGTGGAAGAGAAGTTGCAATCGTAGATCAAATTCCACACAAGTATGTTGATATGGAATATCTTAAAGATAGACTTTCTCCGGAACTAAACGATCAAATTCGTGTAGCTCTTGGAATGAAACCCCTTCAAGTAGCAAAGCAAGAAGGTCAAAAGATCATGGATAAAGTAATGTTCCAGGTTTCAATTATTAAAGATGAAGCCGAAAAAGAGAAGCTAGAAAAGAGAGAGCTTGTGGCTCAAGAATTAGAAAAGAAAACTAAGGAGAAGATGCAATGAAGTTACATCCAAATGTCGTAGAAAAATTAATATACCTATATGAAAATTATGGTGGGCACTTAAATAATGGTAAATTGCGTACCCATCTTCAAAATCTTGATCTATCAGCTTACGAACGTAAGACCGGCGAACAAGATGTTGTTCTTGTATTGACAGAAGAGATGATGAAAGCACTTCGTAAGTGAGTTTAATCAATGCCAATAGGACAAAATAGCACTCTGCAAATAGGACAGATAATCTATGTGCTTTCTAACAAGGCACAAAAGATTATTCCAGCTATTGTTGTAGAAGAAATGACAGTTAAGAAGCTTGATGGCAATGAAACTTCTTGGAAAGTTTCTGTTGGACCAACAGGAAAAGAAAAAATTATTGATTCAAAACGTTTAGATGGCGAACTGTACGCAACATTAGATGAAGTTCAAGCTGTTCTTAAAGAAAGACTAGACCAATTCATCAATTCAATTGTTGTAGACGCAGAGAAGAGAGCTAATTTGTGGTATGGTTCAAAGACTAAAATAGTTGAACAGTATAAAGAAGAAGATAAAATTGATCCAAATAGCTTAATAGAAGATGATATAACTTCTACACCACAAGCACCAGAACCAAAGAGAAAAGCTTCTGGACTTACAAAAGCACAAGCGGCTAAAGAAGCACGTAATAAACTCATAGCTGCAATGTCTGAGGAACAAAATACGCCTGGAGATATCGTAGACCAAGAAGAAATTCAATTACCAGGTGGTCAAGTAGTAAAGGTTAATATTAGAACATGAGCAATCAACCTCCCAGTCAACGAGTTGTTTTCTTTCCTAAAGCCCATGAAGAACTATACAAAGGAGCTACTGTTCTCGCAAACGCAGTAGCTTCTACTATGGGTCCATCCGGTCACTCCGTAATCATTGATATGGAAACCGGTCCTCCACTAATAACCAAAGACGGTGTAACCGTAGCTAAATCTATTAATCTTAAAGACAAACTTCAGTCTATGGGCGCTGAACTCTTAAAAGAAGTTGCATCAAAGACAAATGATATAGCTGGTGACGGAACTACTACAGCTACCGTATTAGGTCATGCCATCTTTACAGAAGGTCTTAAGATGATTTCAACAGGACGTTCTGCTATTGATATTAAAAAGGGTATGGACCGAGCTGCTGACATTGTTGTTAAACACCTTAAGCAAACTGCGATTCCACTATCCTCCAGAGAGGATATCGTTAACGTTGGAACAATCTCTGCTAATGGTGATCGTTCTATCGGTGAATTATTGGCTACCGCAATAGAGCGTGTAGGTAATGATGGCATCATCACAGTAGAACCAGCAAAGAGTGTAGAAACTACTCTTGATATCGTTGAAGGTATGCAACTTGACAGCGGATATGTTTCACCATTCTTTATTACAAATTCAGAACGTGCAACTTGTGAGCTTGAAAATCCTTATATTCTAATGACACCAAATAAGATATCTTCAATACAAGATATCATTGGATTGTTAGAAGGTGTTCTTAAAACCTCACGTCCACTTCTTATCGTCGCAGATGATGTAGAAGGTGAAGCACTTCATACTCTTATCGTCAATAAGACAAAGGGAGTTGTCAAGGTTTGCGCTATTAAGGCTCCAAGTTATGGTGAACATCGTGCTGATATTCTTTCAGATATTCAGACATTAACCGGTGGCACAGTATTCAATGCTACAACTGATTTAACTCTTAAAAAGGCAAATCTTAGCCATCTTGGTTCTGCTAAGAAAGTTATTATAGGGCGCAATACAACTACAATCATTAGTGACCTTGATGGTGAACGTAAAGCAGCCCTAGAAGACCGTATAAAGGCTCTTAGAACTTCTCTAGCGGAAGATAAGACCCTTGATGCCCTCCATGTAGACAAATACCGTAAAAGGCTTGCAAGGCTCTCTGGCGGCGTAGCTGTTATTAAGGTTGGCGGCTCTACAGAAGTAGAGATTTTGGAAAAGAAAGATAGAGTGGAGGATGCAGTAAATGCGACATTGGCCGCTACGCAAGAAGGTATTGTTCCTGGGGGTGGTACTGCTCTCTTTTACGCTGCTCAACATCTCAGGGAGCTTATAAATGGAGATAAGTTAGCAGGAATGGGAAACTTCTCCAAACTAAATCAAGATGAACTTGCTGGCGTGGAAATCATAGCTAACGTCTGTGAGTATCCGCTTAATACAATCGTAAGCAATACCGGCGTTTCATCTGAAGTTGTTAAAGAAAGATTAAAACAAACTCAATCAGGCTATAAAGCACTATTCGTAGATATTGAAAATGCTGATGTAGAAGATTTAGTTTCTGCTGTCAGACATTTCAAAAACAAAGAAGCCAAGAAAAGCGATAGACGTTTTGGTTATAATGCCGCCAAAGGCACATATGGCGATTTGGTTTCCGAAGGTATAATTGATCCAGTTAAGGTTACAAGATATGCATTGGAGCACGCAGTTAGCGTTATTGGTCTAACTCTATCTTGTAACTCCGTAATAGTAAATGAAGAGGAGAATTGATATGAAAGGCGATAGAGTTCAAATTACATCAGCAATGTTGCATACACAGGCAGACGAAGTTCTACCAGTATATGGTCCAACGAAATTGCAAGACGGACAACTTAAAGAATCATATGATGGTTCATTTGAGTTTCAGAGATTAGGCGGCGTTAAAGCTGGAACCACAGGAACTATCCAGGGTACACCACTTAAAATACACAGAACCCAATTAATGCACCTACAACAAGTAGCAGGCACAGCAGCACTAGGGGGAACAAATGATTATGTCAATATGTTCCCCGTGTTCCTAGATCATTATCAGCAGGTAGGATGGTTCCCAGTTGATCACATCAGAATTGTTTCTGGTGACGTATTACGCTGATCAGGCGCCTGCAACTCTTTGCTTAAGAAGGTACAAAAGACCTTCATGTTGATCAAGAATTGTTCCCAATAGTTGTTCAACTCCTCTTGTAAGCAAACCTTTGCTCTTAAGTTGATCCATTAGTTTCTCACCGGCTGTTATAAAAGATTTCTCCGCAAGGAGGGATCTTTTTGCCATTTTAAGGGCTGGTGCATCCATTATGTCAGCATCCTCTAGTGCCTCAATGTAACGACGCATATTCTCTAATGAATGCCTTGATAAAACGAGTTCTGGAGAACCTAGTCCTACAGCCTTCTCACCAACACCATCAATCTGTCCATCAGCTAGTTCATATAATCTCTGATAAAGAAGGTGGTCCCCATAGAACTGAGAACCTTGGGTTTGCCAATGATGGGTATGGTGGAGTAAAGAGAGCGCACGTAGTAGGTCAATGAATACGCCAAGTTCAGCATATTTTGCATCGCCATATGTTATGAATAGATCTTCTAATTTAAGCATGATTTAATTCCTTTGGGATTAATTATTGAGCTATTAACCGTTTTAAAACATTTTCAACGGATTTGCAAATTTCATATGCTTCCGTTATGTGACCACGTATAGCTTTGTTCCGCATATGACCTTTATTTGTTATTGTAGCCGTATATAACTCTTCTGTCCAGTTCTCATATAACGTTACAATGTTAACAATGTTCATAGGAACTTTTTGATTTTTACTAAATTGTTGCAATACCCCAGGTATAATTTGAATAACGTTTTCTTCCGGATCGCTTGGATCACGACTCTCAGAATTTAAAATATCGTTAATGTCTTTGAGCATAGCAGCTATCTCTTGCACCTTTTTCAGCAAGACAACAATTTCTTTTTTTGATAGCGTCT